GTCTCATTTTTAGGGGAAAATGAGACGTGCCTTATCTTTTTAAATGTCTGTAAAGCGTGGCTCGACTAATGCCGTGATCTCTTTGAATTTCACGAAGCGGTCTGCCGCCAAGATATTCTGTAACCACTTTTTGCTTTTGCGCACTGGTCATTGATTTTTTGCTGATATAGACCTCATCACCACCAAATTCATGTCTGGCTTTTTCTTCTACCTCTATCAGGCTTTGATCTGAGATTTCAGGCATAACGCGTTTTATTTCATTCAGCATATAATCAACAATGTCCTGTGCCATTATTTACCGCCTCGTTTAAAATTACTGAGGCTAACTTTGCCGCTGGTGCTCTGCATTTCTTCTTTGGCATCAGCAGGTGATTCCGAATTTTCATGCTCGATTTTTTTTGACTGCAGTGGCTCGCCCGGCTCAAGCATTGACTGCCTGCTGTCCCAATCGCCACGCTTCCATTTATGCAGATAAAGTTCCGGGTGATGACTGGCAGCAATTGCATATACTTTCGTATCCAGCACTTCATTACGTTTGCCTTTTTTCAACTCCCAGCGGTTCTTGCGAGGGTTGAATGTTTCAGAAACCAACTGATCAAAATATGTTGAATCAAGTTCTGTACTGAAATGTACTTTGCGCTCAGAAGGGTCCTTGTCTTTATCGCCATTCAGTCGGTTGTAAATCAGATGTTTTGCTGTATCTGTGCCTACTGTATAAAGTGCAACGCCGCGCTTGATAGTAATGCCGCGACGGTTTACGTCCTGAAGGCTAGGCTTACCAAGAATTGCACGCCCGGTTGTGTTTGCGCCCTTGATTGCAATGCAGCGTGTAAGGCCGTTACTGGATGAGCCACGTACAAATGCATATACTGCATGCGTATGGTGCCCACCAGTATCAATCGCTGTAGCCTCGATTCTCATTTCACGGCCATAATGATTTACAAATTTAGCCTTGAGATAATCAGCCAAGGCGTCCCAAATTTTCTGATCTGCCGGGTTGCCATAAATTACGTGATAATCAATAGGCCAAGTCTTATCGTCGCGGCCATGTCCTAAAATCTGTATTTCAAGCCGGTCATCCTGAGTGTCAACCCCTGCAGTAAGTATCAGTGCGCCAATAGGAATAGTGCGCAATTTATACGGCTCAGCCCTTGCTGCCAGCACATTTGGTTTAATGTCATGGCTACGATCAGCCCAAGTTTCACCAAGGCGGGTATTAACAAAACGCATCATTTTTGCCGGATCGTCCTGTGCCTCTATCCACTCATAAGCAAGCTCCATCCAGGTAAGCCCAAGCCCCATGGGTGAATAAAGTGAATTAAGGTGATAGCTGCGATAAGGCGCACCAGGTACATCAGCAACCCATCTGGCTTTGCCACCTGCGCCATACTCGCGCAGCATTTCAGTCTTGTGGTGCTCTTCAATAATGCAGCCGTTGTGTTCGCAGTAATAGCTGACAGAATGCAGGCGACGCGAATTATTTAAGTCTTTTGTCCAGCGCAGGTTTGACCATTTTAAATGCTGTAGCTCGCCACAATGCGGGCATGCTATATGGTAATGACGCTGGTCACCGCCGTTGAATAGTTCTTCGATGCGGCTGGCATCTTTCATGGTTGGAGTGCTGGGGGCAAACAGTTTGCGGTCGTGGAATGTAGTCAGCCGCACTTCAAGTAAGCCTAGCGGATCACCTTGCGATGTTGTCCAGTCCCATTCGTCAAGTTCATCAGCAAGTGCATAGCGCAGTGATGTTGATTTAAGCTCTGCGGTAGATCCTGCGGTTTTAAAATAGAGAATGCCGCCCGTGAATTTCTTACGTTGACTATTGTTATCAGCTGCGCGATTACTACGCTTAGCCAGGACATCAGCAATTGCTGGAGTGTCCTGAGCCATCGGGTCAAATTTTTGGCTTACCCAGTCATTCAGGCTGCGCTCAGTAGGCATAACAATCGCAACCGGGCCTTTGGCATAATCCATGATGTAGCCAATCCAGTTGCTACCGGCTTCAGTCCCACCCACTTGAGACGGTTTCATAAATGCCACCATCCGATCCGGCGCATCCTCACTCAAGCAATCCATAATTTCACGCAGATATGGCGTGCGTGATGTTTTCCATTGGCCTTTTTCAGATGACCCTTCACCGGATAACACCCGGTTTGCATCGGCCCACTCACTTACGGAAAGCTTTTCTTTAGGACGCACCGCACGCTGCACGGCAGCGTATGTCAGCAAGAAAGCATCAACCGGAAGACTCATGCAGATTCACTTTCCTGATGATTGATTTTTTCGCTAAAATCACGCGACAAATTAGCTAATACAGCATGGCATTCTTGTTTCAATGTAGCACGGATGAAATCCATATCCTTGCCTACCAGGTCTGATGCCAAGCGATGCGGCAGGTTTTCCATTGCCTGCCTGAATGTGGTAACAACATCGGCAACCGCTGCCTGCATATCCTTAGTGCTTACCAGCTCGCCAATGGCTTTTTGATATTCGAGTTCTGCTTGCAGTGATTTGTAATGTTGCTCTTTCGCACGCCCTTCGCTAAATGATATCTGGTTAGGGTCTTTTTCTTTTGGTTCCTTTTTACTTGGCTTCTTGGTCTCTGATCGCTCTGCTGCGTGACGCGCTTTTACATCATCACGGTTTTCATCTTGCGTTTGCTGAATGCGCAAAATGCTAGCCTCTACATCAACCAAGCCGTTCTCTGCAAATACCATGCGGCCAGCTGATTTAAGCTGTGATACATACCCCTTGCTTACTCCAAGGTGCTTTGCAAACTGTGTCTGGTTGAGTGCTTTCATGCGAACATTCTTTCTTGACGACTCTCGTACCTAACTCTAGCAATTAAGTTATCAAAATAACTTTCACTTAATTCTGTCCCGTGAATTTCATATCCCATATCCAAAGCCGCTACTACTGATGAAGCGCTGCCTAAATGTGTATCAAGTATCTTGTCGCCATATTTTGCATACTTGCTTAATAACCATTTATAAAGTTCTACCGGTTTTTGTGTTGGGTGAATTTTTTTATCTTTATTAGCGCCGCCTGTGTTTGAGTATGAAAATAATGCAGCAGGCTTATCAAAAGAAGTCCACGCCATTTCCCACTGTGAGAAGTTTTCCCAAGGCTGGCATTTATCCCAACAAATAACGCATCTTGACGGTGGTAAATCAAAGTAATTGCCACCCCATATAATTTGATTTTTTGATACACGGAATAACTCAACAAAGTATTCACTTGTCGGCACTGCGTCATCCCATCCAATATCAGAAGTGTTTAAAAGTCTGTTTTTCAACTTACCCCCTGAATTTAAACGGCCTTTGCGTGCTTTTACTGCGGTTGATTCTCCACGCCTACAGCCATCATTACGATTTAGGTTCTGCCCCATACTCATAGCCGGTGAATTTATTCCATAAGGTGGGTCAACTATTGCTAATTCAAATGCACCATCTGGCAATCCAGCCATATATTCCATACAATCCATGTTGTACAGGGTAGCTTTAGCAATAGTTATCATTTTTCAGCTACCTCATACGCACTACAATCATCATCAGCCAACGCATAGAATGCAGCCCACGCCTGATTTTCTGCTTCTGGCCTAAGGTAGCGCCCGCATGAATTTTTAAACGCACAACCTATCCCTTCACACTTAGCTACATCAGCTTGCTTTATCAGTGTTGTTTGATCTGCCATTACCGTTTACCTAAAGTTATTTTTAACAATCCGGCAATTACACCTTCAGCCGGTACCAACTTTCCTAACTTACCAAGTGCCAAATAATCATTTGCTGTAATTTCAAGCCTTGACGCTTCTGGCTCTTTCCACTTCCTACTGCCGCCCACCTGCCCGGTTTTATTGTTAGTTGCTTTAAATTCAACCACACCAAATGCTTTTCTGAAATCATCGACAACTTCATTAATAGTCTTTTCACTCATATTTATTGCCAATGTGACAGACGTTACAGACTACGTTACACACTACTTTTATATTTTTTTCTTTAAAAACAATACTGTTACAGACGTTACAGGTGTTACAGGATATAAACCCGCGCAGGAGAACAC